TGTAAGTGGTGTAATCGTCCCAGTTACTTGGTCCAGCGACTGGAGCAGAAGCAACTTGGTTCCAAAAACCTGGAGGAGCCATCCTCCCCCTCACATCCGGGTTTACCCAGGGTAATGCGTCATCGATAGCCCTTTGCTGTTGTCCTTCTCCAAAACCTTTCTGAAAATCTTTTTTCAGATCATCCCATAAGCTCTTCAACTTACTGTCTTTCCACTTCACCCCATTAGTTGTGACGGGTTCTATGACCTTTAGCACCTCCTCCTCTTCTTCTACTGGAGGACCCTCTCCCCATAGGGTATCCCATACTCTTGGGACTGCTTCAGGCCTCCAACCTCTGGCTTTAGTAGGTTCATAATTCATTACACCTTCATATATGTTTGCCATCTGCTTATCCTATAACTTAGTCCAGGCACTGCTGGAGTTAAAAAGGTAAATTCCCTCCCCTGTTCCGCCAGGGTTCCACTGCGTCCCATCCGCATACTTCACATCCCCTGTCCTTGGTTTGGTAGGGGCTACGTATGTCGGCTCTAGTCTGAAGAGAGATTGGTTCAGGAGGATGTCTCCTAATCTATTGAGTTCATTAAAGAGGTAATCGGGTAATTGGTCCGCAGCTACTGGTGCTGGGTTTGGGTTGAATCTTACAACTGATTTTATTGACTGAGCCATTATCTATAACCTGCGTCTTCTATCTCGTAACCTACCCCGTTAAGGGTCCAGTCAAGATCTGCAGCGGATTCAATCTTTACCCCGTAATATCTTCCGGTAACGGTGCAGGATATTTTTGATTGGGTCCTGGGATCAAATGTATAAGGACCAGCCCACGTGATGGATTCATCTGGATACATCTGTTTGGCAACCGATACATTAACGGTGCCTGTTCCGGTCATGTCCATCTTCGGCCAAATGGCTCTTATATATTTAACCTGTGATTGGTCATTAGTTCCATTTTGTGTAAGAGACAATCCAGTCCTCTCTATATAGGAAGTCATGGTAGTACCATCTTCCGTGTTGCCAACATCATCCTGGAAGATCCTTTCCTTATAGATACTTCCTCCGCTAGTCCAGGTTGAGAACCCAGTTCCATCTAATGAAGATGACAAGGCTAAGTCGGTGTACAGGGTAAATTCAGTGGTGGGGTTAGTGGTGTCTATCTTTGCGTAGAGAACACCGGCAGCCGGGTAAGCGCTCCCGTCAGGAGCGTTGAGTTCTGTCATCCCTGCAACCCCATCTATGATGATCTTGTCTGCACTTACTAACCCGTGAGCTGTAGATGTGGTTATACGCACAGGGTCGGCCTTGGTAGCAGCGCTGATAGCTCCTGTAGAGAGTCCAGTGGTAGCAAACACTACCTTGGAGGCTCCCTTGTCAAAGGTCCTTTGGCCCCAATCCTCTGTCGTTACGTCCCAAGTGTTTGTGGTGGTTCCGGCAGGGGTGGTGTAATCGTCCCAGTTATTGGTGTCTGTGCTTACGTTGATGTTCCCGAAACCAACCGAGGACAATCTTGGGAGGTCCCTTATGGTAAAGGTGTTGCTAACCCAATTCCATATTAAAGCCCTGTTGGGGAAGGTGCTTCCCGTGGTTGGGAAGCAAGCCAACATCTCCTTTCGGTTGTAGTCAGCTACGGTAAAGGAACGCTTGTAGTAATCCCCATCGAGGTTATCAAAAAGCTCCCTCTTTAATCTGTTAGGTAAGAGGGGTGTGATAGTTTGGCCGTTGTTCAAATATACGTCGCTCTTGCCTATGAAGAAATGACCTCCCTCGAACTCTGATACACAGTTCTTGGCCAAGATACCCACCGTTGGGGAAAGCATCTTGAAGGAAAATATGAATGGTGTACCTATAAACTGTATAAGGTAGGTTGCATCTTCTTTGTAAACAACAAAGGTTTCTCCCATCTGAAGTCCATCTATGATGTCTCCAGGGGTGTCAGATAATTCCTGTTCTCCAGCATCGGCTGTAGTTGTGGTTTCGTTCCAGGTGGCCGGAACAGAGTGAGCTGACGCTGCACCACTCCACTTAACCATCTGTGTGTACTCAGTGCTAGAGGCAGTGTCATTAAGATTAAGAGCAATCAGGAAAGACTTAAAGCTCTTGATTGATTTGGCATAGGAAGTAGCTGCTGTTGCTCCACCAGGCCCTCTCCAGTTAGTGAGAGCTGCCAGGTTGGTGGATGTGTCGTATTTCCCTGAAGTAAGCGCCCAGAATTGAGGGGCGTCTTTAAAGTTGGTTACGATTGGAACACCACCCAAAACTGTGTGTGCCCAACCCTCGTCTGCAGTGGCAGAGTAGTTACCACCTGAACTTCTTGTGATATCGGTCCAGGTCCCACCATCATTCTTGAAGACGTAGGCCTTACCCAACCCTAAAGCCACCCAGTAAACTGAGGAGGTGTCGGCTAACGGGAAGATGTGGTATGGGGGAATTGGGCACGAAGCAAAGATTTCTGTAAAGCCGGCGCACTTCTTTATCCCCTGGTCTCTTATCCTTACGTTGTTACCAGCACTCCAGGCATTGGGTGGAAGTTGAAAGGGTGGGATGTCTGTGATGATCCCAATCTGACCAACATTTTCAATAGGGATTACAGGAGTAATAGCCATTATTCAGGGGGTGTAGGCCAGGTAATGTTCAAAGGATCAGACTGAAATGGAATATCTCTAAGAGATTGTCTGTATACCTGCCACTCTTCAAGTTTAGCATCTGAGAGAGGAACATCACTTAGTTGAGACCAATCTGATTTGGTCAGTTTCTTATTTCTCTCTACTCTTACATAGTTCCACCGTTCAACAACCATCTGTGCCTCTACTTCACCCCATGCAGGCTTGCTGCTTGGGGAACTGAAAACTACATTTGTTTCATACTCGGTGGAATTGTTCACTTCCCCATATATTGCAAACTCAGGGCCAGCAATCGATACCAGTGCATTATCTAATACGTGTTTCATGCGGTCATCTCCCATACTCTCCAAGCAGCATCCCCGGTCCCAAAACCACCATCATCAGAGCTAAGGCTTTTGCACTGTAACTTAAAAGTGTAGCTTGCGGCAGCAAGACTTGAAACCTTCCAAATGAAGGATGCAATGTTTCCATGTTCAACATTTCCTGTTCCAGATTGAGTGTCATCTGTCATGTAACCAACCTGTATGTCTGTGGGAGTAATTACCGTTGATGTTGAATAAACCAATCTTATCGTTTGGGTTTGGGTGGTTGAACTATCAAAGTTAGACCAGTTTTTAACGTCAAAGTGGCACTCGATATATAGATCAGTGGCTGCTTGAACTTTGGTGTAGTCAAACGTATACCCAGTGTCAGTGTATGTGGTTTGTCGTATAGTTGCGCTTAGTGCTTGTGTTCCGTGAGACACATTTACAACGTTCTCCATGGTCCAGCTAGGAGCTGAAGCTGAAGTTGCAAAGGTTAGCATCTCACCAGCAGGTGTTCCTGGTTTGGCTAATCTGACATAGTCAGTTCCATTGTGGTAAAGAACATCACCTGCAGCATCCGATCCCATGGCTATCTTAGCCCCGTCTACGGCGTTGTCTGCTATTGCAGCAGTAGCAATCTGAGCGAAAGCTAATACATTGGAACCCGTTGTCGTAAGTGGATAGTTAGCAGTTCCATCGGCAGTGGGTAAAACCCAACCTACCGTGTCATTACCCATCAGCTTGTAATCTATAGTTGCAGAAATGGGGAGTTTTATAAAGGAGGACCCGTCATAAATCTTGAGTAAATTAGGTGTGGTGCTTGTGTCTAGCCACAGCCTCCCCTTCCCTACATCAACAGTAGGAGCAGAGGTGTGGACGTAAATGTATTCGGAGGCCCTGTCTACACCAGGGAAGGATTGCTTCAGAACTTTCTTGATAAGTTGAAGATGTCCATCCCCTTCTGAGATTGTGTCAGTTCCTGTGGGGTAAGTCTGATCTAAGTCATTGATATAATTACCAGTTTCTAAAGCCATTATATTATCTCCTCCACAAAATCAGGGTCATTAGGCCAACCAACATTTACACCGCCAGCCTCATCGTAAGCCTTGATTGCGTCTAAATCGACAAGCGCATCAATCTCTCCATCCTTCTCGTTTGATTCAGCCCTTACGGAAGCCCTGTAGGTTTTCCAGTCTGCTGACATAGCGGTTCCACCGTCTGACTCTCTATGAGTCATCCAGTCTGACTGAGCCAATGTCGATGATGCGATTTTTCTTACCTTATCTTTCATGGACTTCTTAATTTGATCGACATCTTTTGGAGTGGAACCGTAGGACACTACCCATTCGTTAGTGGCCGCATCAAAAGCATACTGCTCACCACTTGTGTTGTAGTAGCGTTGATCCGCAACCGATAATCGTGCCGGATGAAAACCAAGATTTTCCAGTTCCTCTTTAGAAAATTTACGGAATATCTGTGGGGGGTAATCCACACCATCCTTGGTAATGGCTCTTGGTGTTTTTATTAGTCCGTGACTTGATGAATACCACATAATTTATTACCTTGCGTTTGCGTATTTGAATGGGGATTCTGCGAAAGCGATATAGAGATATGTTTCAGCAACATTTGGATCAGTTGCAATTCTATTTTTGAATCCGTTAGAAACTATGTCAATAAATTCTGTTGATGTGTCCTCTACCGCATTGTCATTTGCCCCAAGTTCATAATTATCAACGTTATAACCTTCTCTCTTATTGTCAAATAGCTGCCAGTTACTTGTGCTATCTATAGATTTGGTAATGACGAATGCTGGTCTGAATCCAGTGTATACGAAAGATCCATCCGCATTTCCGTTTCCTTCGTAAGAACCAACCTTGCTGTATCCTTCTATGGAATGGAAACAATAGGCTATGTAATTCTCATCATCCGTGTTAACCTCTACACCATCCCCAACAGTAAATACTGAAGAGGTTGGAGCTGTGTCGTTCCATCTGTCAACATTATCGACTGTGGCAGCATTAGTATTTAACACAAGATAATCTGTTTCTGGTGCAGCCGTATTTGACGAACAGTAAACCTGCCAAGCATCAGCAGCATCCCTGTTTTTAACAATAATTAAATCGGGCGCTTGACTTAATCCATGACCTATAGTCATAGCAGAGCCAGTACCCTCATAACCTACAGTGCTAAATCCTGCTGTAGCATTTGAACTGCCAGACCCAGTTACAACGCTTCCAGCAGTTGCTGGATCAAATGTAGTACCGGCTTTCCAAGACCATGCAACCATACCGGAACCAGTGGTATCACTGTAATTAGTATCCGCACCTACGGTAAAGCCATCTGTGCCAAATGCAGTAAGTCCAGTGGAATCTGTAGTTTCAGCATTTGTAGAATCAGATGACAATGCTTCAGTCACTCCACGAACTGCATCTGTCCATTCATGTTCGTAAGTGCTACCTCTTGATTTTACCCAGACAAGATCAGGCTGGAAGCCCACACCTGTTTTTGCACCAGCACCATCATCGTAGAGAATGGTATTAAAATTAACACCGGGTTTTTTGATAGAGGGGGCAGGGAGATTACTCGAACACAGTGCTAGAAAACCTGACGGTGGTGTGTAGTAAAAATCTCCGATCTCGTTTTCGTCTTGGTTTCCTTGTGCGGTTTTTGCTCCAGCGAATGAACTGTCTTGACC